TGTGAAATCATTACGAGAACAAGAAACTTAAATCAGTGCTCCTGGCGGTAGATCAGGTTTGATGAGTAAGAAAGGTCAGAATTAATGTCTTAGGTTTCTAACCTGCCGCAAGCTATTGAAATCGTTTAAGTTTTGGTGTAAGGTTAGAAAGTTATATGACGTGTAACGAAAATATATAGCTGGTTTATGAAACGCTATACAGCATTTATGATATCTTTGTGATAAAATCCTATGAGCTTATGGTTAGAGCATTTCCCGTCTGACTTTTCTAACCTGGGGGTGGCAGAAACAAATCCGCATACGCAACAAAAAAAGGGTATTGACCGCCAGGAGCCGATCTGCCTATGGTATGCCACCCTGGGGCCAGGAGGGTCCAGATTGGATGGTTCCACTTTATGAACGAGATTTGGCGGAGGAATTTTCCAATGCGATAAATTATCCGTTGTTGGTTCCGAACAATATTGCTGAGGCCGGTTGGCCAGATCGTTTCGTTCAGTTACCACAAAGTAGGATCGTAGCGGTTGAATTAAAAGTGGTTACGTTAACGAGAGTAAACACTTTTAATTTATCACAGTTTAGACAAACACAAGCGGCATGGATGGCGAAGTGGCAACGAAATGGAGGATTAGGTTTTCTGTTTGTCGGGATAAATAGCAAGACAGAATTTGTTGGCTATTATACCATGACGAAAGCGAAATGGATTGAATGGCTTTACGTAAACAAAATGATTTATAACCTTAACGATGTATTATGGTTTCGTCAGAAGAATAATATAACTTTTTGGTTTGAAGATTTTATCTCAGTCGAAACTACCCGCCAGGAGGCTTAAATGCCAGACGGATTTGAACCGCATACGGAACTAGCTAGAATATACACTTTACGAGACTTAATGGTTTCGTGTCGGGAACGTATGCCAACCGTTCTGAATGTATTGGATGAGGCATTGGCTGATCCAGACATTTCGATTCGTTTACAAGCGGCTGATATGTGCATGAATCGTGGTTTTGGCAAACCTCGTCAACATGTCGAAATTGGTGTCAATGAGTCAGGCCCCGTCAAACGGGTGATTGCGCTACCTGACAATGGACGGCGCGACTCACTGCCAGGACCGATAATCGATGCGACAGTGTGATTATTCCGGAAGCGTCACATGGTGAAATTTCACCATGGAACGATAGCGTAACAAAGGGAGGCGGAAACGCTGGATTTTGTAGGTGATTATGGAAGTGAGGAAATCTATAGGCCGCAACCCGGTCCACAGATTCAATTTCTCGCGTCCAGTGCGGATATAGCGATTTATGGTGGTGCGGCTGGCGGCGGTAAAACTTATGGTTTACTCTTGGAAGCCGCAAGGCACATTGATAATCCGGATTATGGGGCGGTTATCTTTAGACGCGAAGCTGTGCAAATTACTAGTGAGGGTGGACTACTCGATACGTCATTCAACCTTTATAACAATGTCGATGGCAAAATAAGATTATCGCCACATTATCAATGGCGATTCCCGAGCGGTTCAACCATTACGTTTTCGCATTTACATAATCGCGATGATGTCAACAATTGGCAGGGATCGCAGATTCCGTTAATTGGTTATGATGAATTAACGCATTTCACTGAATGGCAATTCTGGTATATGTTGTCACGCAATCGTTCCATGTGCGGAGTGCAGCCTTATGTTCGCGCAACTTGTAATCCTGATGCTGATAGTTGGGTTGCCGATTTGGTTTCATGGTATATTGATCAAGATACCGGCTATCCAATACCGGAACGATCCGGCGTTTTGCGATATTTCGTTCGTATCGATGACAAACTGTTTTGGGGCAGTTCGCGCCAGGAGCTTGAAAGAGACTTTCCTGGATTCATTCCGAAATCGTTTACATTCATTCCAGCGAAGTTGGATGATAATGTTGCGTTAACCGAACGTGATCCACATTACAAAGCTAACTTACTTGCGCTTAATCGTGTCGAACGTGAAAGGTTGTTGTATGGTAACTGGAAAGTTAAGCCGGAAGCCGGATCATTCTTTCCTTCTTCAAACGTAACTATAATTCCAGCGGTTCCTACCGATGTTAAATCATGGGTCAGACGTTGGGATTTGGCAGCAACTGAACCGAGCGAAACGAATCCGTCACCATCTGCAACGGCTTCTGTTTTAATGGGTAAACGAAACGATGGTCGTATTGTTATCGCACATGGAATAAGCATTCGAAGAAATGCCAGTTTCGTTCGCGAAACAATTAGAGCCATTGCGAGTCAGGATAAAGCTAATTATTCCAGAGTCACAATAGTTATTCCACAAGACCCTGGACAGGCAGGAAAGGATCAATCCGGTTCGCTAACGAGATATCTTAATGGTTATCGTGTCAAAGCGACTAGAGAAACGGGACCGAAACAAACTCGTGCTGAACCGTTATCAGCACAGTGGCAAGCCGGAAACGTTGAACTTGTGCAAGGACCATGGAATCGTGAATATCTGTTAGAGATGTCATCCTTTCCGGGTTCAGAACATGATGATTACGTTGATGCATCAAGTGGCGCTTATCTTGAATGCACAAGTAGCGACTATAACAGATGGTTGGCGTTAGCAACATGAACGCAATCAATTTCAAAAAACGTTTTGATGGTTTTATGAATGTTCTTTCAGGTCTTGCATTGCCTGGAACATTCAATGGTAGTTATGGTGCATATCGTGGCGGAATACGTTCGCATAATGAATTATGCGAATTGTATTTAACCAATGGTTTAGCACAGAAGATTATTGATCGGCCTTCAGATGATTCGATTCAGAAAGGAGTCGAAATTGAAGGCGACGAAGAAGATTTAATGAATGATGAATACGATCGTTTGCAAGTGTTGGCTAAACTTGCGAATGCGTTACGATGGTCCCGTCTGTTAGGTGGCGCTGTGATGTTGCTGATTGCTAAGGATGGTGGTGAATTAATTGATCCGCTTGATCTTAACAATCTCGATACGATTGAGGAAATTCGTGTCTATGACGTAACATCAATCAGGCCGACTTCAATTTTTTATGATAATGCTGACGATCCAACAACGTTTGGCAAGATGGAAGTTTATGAGTTGCTACCGCCAGGAGTGGCATCCGTTCTTGTTCATGAGTCGAGATTAATTCTTGTTGGTGGTGAACCGATACCAACCCGTTTCATGTTCATTAATACATCGTTGTCAAGAATGCCGTGGATAGGTCGTTCTGCACTCGAACCATGTGTTAAAGATATTTTGCGTTATCAGGAAGGACTCGAATGGTCATTAAAGTTGCTGGAACGTAAGCAACAAGCCGTTTATAATATGGCCGGCTTAGCTGAAATGATGGATGCTGGCGATGATGAGATGGTGCGTAAACGTATCAATCTTGTTGACCTTGTTAGAAACTCTTTAAATTCGGTTGTGGTCGATAAAGATGATTCGTATACGGTTCTAAGTCCTGGCATGGAAGGAGTCGATACGACTCTGAAAGAATATCAAACTGCTTTATCGGCAAGTTCGAACATTCCGCTAATGATACTATTCGGAGAACATGCAAAAGGATTGGGTAGCACTGGCGCGGGCAATCTTGAATCGTATTATGGAATGGTCGCTCATATCCAAAGTGTCATAGCTAGACCGGCACTTGAAAGAATCACAGCCATTCTGTGGGTGCAACGAAACCTTAAACCTAAGATTCCGGATAAGTGGAAACTTAACTTTAATCCGTTGTGGATTGCTACCGATCTAGAGATTGCCCAAACGGAACTAGCTGATAGTCAGGCGAATGCGGCTGAGGTTGTCATGCTCGTTTCGCTTATGGATAATGCCATTATGAGTCCGGAAGAAATCAGGCAGGTAGTTGTTGATAAATATTATCAGGAATATGGTTTCTCAACCGAAATACCTGACGGTCTTGAGAATGTTAACTATGCGGAAGGAGTCGATCCAAGTTTAATGGATGTGCCAACTGATCCCGGTAATGATAAATCAGGAGCAACAAAGAATTGAATCTTCGCTGCAACAATCTTAGTGCGAACGGGGTAGCAAAGTTGCAGAAGCGACCCTGGCAAACCGTCTGTTTATCAGGATTAACCACAATTCCAGTAGACGGTTCGTGGTGACAGGTCGGAGAGACGATCAATTAAAATTGTGAAGGTGAAATGAAAAGACCGAGTCGACGTAAACGGAAACCAATTAAACCCATGACTTATCCGCATGGGCATGAGGCTTCTTATCGTCGATCATTGCTTACACTAAGTCGTGAATTGAAATTGTCGCTGAAACGAAACATGTCTCCATTGGTTCCGCAAATGGTTAAAGAGGTAACGGATCACTTAGTGCATCCAATGGGCATGATGGTGCGGCATGATGCATGGGCTGATGATATGAAAAGGATTTTTGAACGTATCACAAAGGATATGATTGAACCGCAAAACAATGCGGTTAAAGATGCATTGGTGACTGGTGCGAAAGTGAATCGATTTAATAAGGAT